TTAATGATTTCTTCCATAAGAAATCCTTTCCCTACATAGTAGGATTATTTATTTGTTAATATAAAAACCATATCAGGGGTGAAGAACCTATCCATAAGATAATAATAGGATTATCATAAGGCAATGCGGTATCGTGATACCTTATAAGGTAAGGATAAGCATCCCTTTGTCTTCGCTTATCTGTCCTTATAAGCAGCATTGCAGGTGATGAGCCTATTATTATCTGACCTTATTATTGGTGGATATGAAAGGGGATAAGGTTAGTAAAGTTTTTCAACGAATTAGTCAATTTCAACGTAATTCTAATAATTAAACCAATAATAAGGGTGGATAGGTTCTATATATATCACTCACACGCACTCTAATCCTATTTTTCAACTCAACTATTGACTTTTAAAAGAAATTTCCCGTAAATTACAATATGAGTCGTAAAAAAAAATTTTTAGAAAAATTGGACCATGAAACTGGAAAGTGGATTGAGGTTCCAATTAATGAAGCAAATGAAGAAATGATTCGTATTTATGAAATTATGGATGCTGAGTTAGAAATAGCTACAGTACAGGAAGCAATGAAACTAGGGGTAGACGTTAAGAAAAAAAAAAGATTAGGCTCTATTAGCTTATTTAATACGGTAAGTATACCTACGTACTAATTAGCTATTAGCTTATCTAATAGATTATCTTATTTATACCCTACATTAGGAGAAATATGAAAAAGGCTAAGAATAAACTGACATACAAACAAATATTAACTATCTTAACAGGAATGGATAGAAAGATACAGGAACAAAAAATGATAGTATTCAACGTAGATAAACTACTACAAGAGTTCCTAGACTTTAAAGGAGAGACTGAAGCCTTTAAAAAATTTTTAGAAGAAAAATATACGGGCAATGATAAAGATAACAAAGAAACTGAAGAAAAATAACTTCCAACCTATGGACTATCTAGTCTATAAGAAGGAAGAAGCAGACGAAAACGGTATAAAGTATAAGCATTGGAACGCTGCAAAGGAAGGTGAGTATGGCTTATCTGACGATAACTACGTAGCAGAATGTATATATCGTAAAGAATACAACGGGAAAGTAGAGTATACCTACCCATACGGTAGGCAATGGCTAACTGCTTGGGGTAAACTAGAGTTCGAACCTCACTATAAGTCTAATAACTTCAGTACCGTGTCTACTAAGAGCTATAATGACCTAGAAGTAAAAAAGAAGGGTGCAGATATAGCTATGGATGCGTATATAGCGTACAAAATAGCAGGATTACAGCCAGATTGGGCTAAAATAGGTACATTGTATAGGCCTGACCAAGAAAATCCCGTTATTGCAGCTAAAAGATTATTTAAAACGAAACAGGTAAAAAAGATGATACAGGATAAATTAAAAGATATACTGATTGACAAAGATATAGATGAAGGATTTGTATTAGATGTAATTAAAGACGCTATTGAGGTAGCAAAGGTGAAAGAAGACCCAGGCAATATGATTCGTGCAGCCAAGGAGCTAGGTGATTTCCTAGATATGAAACCTAAAGTAACTGAGAAGACTGATACCTTAGAAATAGATATGTCTCATCAAATAGCTAATTCTTTTGAAAAACAGACTAAGAAACTAAAAGCAACACAAATAAGACAACTCGATGAAGAAACAAATAAAGATAACGGGAAAGAAGAACAATCTAAGTGAGTTCATAGCTGTATTACTAGCTGTGGCAGAAGATTGGGGTATTACCGTTAAAATCAAGGAAGACTAATGGATAATAAGAAAATGTTGCTAGAGATGCAGCAGGATATGTTACTATTCGGTAGAATGGTGATGCCTAATATGTTTAGTAGTGAGTCTCCACCGTTTCATTACGATGTAACCAAAGCATTGCTAGACCCAGAAGATAAGCAAATAAATATTATAGCTCCACGTGGACACGCAAAGAGTTCGGTGGCAGCTGGTATTTATCCTTTGTGGCATTTAATGTTTAATCCTGGTATTAAAGTAATTGTTTTAGTATCTCGAACGCAGGGTCACGCCACCAAGCTATTAGGTACTATTAAAGATGTATTGGATTACTCTCAAGAGTTTAGACACTTCTTTGGGTACTGGGGAATGCAGTCAGCTAGAAAGTGGACTAATACTGAAGTAGAATTAAAAGATGGCAGCTTAATTATCTGTAAGGGTACAGGACAACAGATACGTGGAATCAAACACGGAAACCAAAGACCTACTCTTTTAATCTTAGATGACCCTGAAGATGAAAACAATACGAAGACTTCTGAGGCTATGGAATATAATCTACGTTGGTTACTACAATCTGGTGTTCCATCACTAGACCCTCTTAATGGTAAGATATGCGTCATTGGTACTCCTCAACACGAACGTTGTCTCGTAGAGACATTAAAAGAAATGAAAGGTTGGAACACTCTAGAGTTTAGACCAGACCTAGAGAACAAAGTAGCTCTATGGCCAGAGGTTTGGGGTATCGATAAACTGATACAGAAAAAAGAAGAATTAGAAAGTATTAATAGATTATCTGTATTTTATAGAGAATATCTATGTCAGATTGTTGGTGATGAAGATAACTTGTTTAGGAAAGATGACTTTCAAGCTTGGGAAGGATTTGTCGAAAAAGATGAGCAAGGGTTGTCAACTCTCGTTCTGACGAACCTGAATGGTGAGGAAGTAGACGAGAGGAGACCTGTAAATATCTTTACAGGAGTCGACCCTGCATCTAGCACGAAGAAAGGAGCAGACTTTTCTGTTATCTTTAATATTGCAGTAGACAAAGATTTTAATAGATTTATCCTTCCATACTTTAGAAAAAGAGCTACTCCATTAGATTTGGCTGATGCTATTATAAATAACTTTAAACAATACAAAAGCACTAAGACTCGTATTGAATCTGTTGGTTATCAAGAAATGTTACGTCAATACATTAAAGAACAAGCAGAACAAATGGGTATGTTTATACCTGGATTGGAAATAAAAGAGAATCCTCGTACATCTAAGAATTATAGATTAGAAAGTTTGCAGCCTATCTTTGCTAATAAAAAGGTTTATATCCAGTCTAATATGCAGGCATTTAAAGATGAATTGCTATTATATCCACGTGGAAAGCACGATGATTTGCTTGATGGATTCTTTTAAGCTAATAAAAACTGCTACAGACCTGCTCATAAAGAAGAGAAAAAACAGCAAAAAGAAGATTGGTACACGAGGAAGAAAACCAAGTCTTGGAAATTATTTTAATAATCCTTGACAAATACAAAAAAAATCCCGTAATTTCGCTATACTACATTTATGGATAAAGACAAGTACTTTTTAAACTTTAATGATTTTATTAATAAGTTAGATATATTGGACAAGGTAGAGATACCGAAGGGTTATAAACAAATAAATGCCAAAAAGAATTCAAAAGAAACTAGCGAGTACAAGAAGACAAAATAAAGATGACTTAGAATTTGTCTTTGATTATAAAACTGGCGATGTTAATACACGTGAAATTCCTGAAGAAGTAAATTTAACAAGGGAATTATACATAGATTATAAGAGCTCAAGAGACCAATGGGCTCAAAAATTTCAAGAAGCGATAGAGTTTAGAGCTGGAGCTCAATGGAGCAATGAAGAACGTGATATATTAGAAGCACGTGGTCAAGCACCTATCGTAGTAAATAGAATCCATCCGATTGTAGAAACTGCTAAATCTCTCCTAACTTATAACTCACCTCAATTCCGTTCTACTGGTCGTGAAGATTCAGATAGAGACACGGCGAAAGTATTTTCCGACCTCTTTCAATATATTTGGCAAATATCGTCTGGAGACGAAGAGCTTAAAGAAGCTATCGATGATTACTATGTTGGAGGTATGGGAGTGCTTCAAGTATTCCAAGACCCTGATGCAGATATGGGTAAGGGAGAAGTTTATGTAAAGTCAGTAAATCCTTTAGATGTTTATATTGACCCTAATTCAAAAGATAAGTTTGCAAGAGATGCTGCACATATTATGGTAGCAACTTATATGACAGATGAACAATCTATGCAAATATATCCTGAATTTTCAGAAATAATAGAACAATCATCTTTACATCCTGATGAAACAGACGAACAACCTGTTACTAGCTTAGCTGCTACTGAAGGACAAGTATTTTCTCTAGATGGAACAGAAACAGTACACAATAGAAGACAATTTATAGAAAGATACACAAGAGAAAGACACGCTTACTATAATTGTTTTGAACCTTTTTCAC